CGAAGGAAAAAGTCGTGTTCATCTTCAGCATCCAGGATGAAACGCCAATCTGAATCTGTTCCTCTCTTTGTAGGGGCTGGAACCTCACAGTCGGGTAACGGAGCCTCAGCTCCTCCTCCCACGATGTCTCCTTCTTTGCAGACGTAATCCCAAGCGACTCTCGGTGTCTTGCCGACGAGCGCGATATTGGGATGCCTCCCTGCAACGTCGAAAGCTTCAGTTCTCCGAGTGGAGAACGGCTTCTCAAATTCGACAAAGACGTGGTAATGGAGTCCTCCGTCGGCATGTCGTTCTCTTGCGATAAGACATTCAGCGTTGTGCAAATTGCACATTTCGAGGATTCGCAGTGGGTCCCAGTCCTCTGGGCATTGTGCGTAGGTGAGTAAGACATATTTTGCAGAGTTGAGAACGAATCGTCTGGGCATCTGTCCTTTGGAAAACTAATATTATATCCAAAGGACAACCGACAGACACCCGCAGTATAAATACCCGTGGAGTCCGGTTTCCTAGTCTCCGTTACCCCGCTTTTGCCTCACCGTTCACACCATGGTCTATGCAACACGTCGCAGACGCTATTCCCGATATGGATCTCGCTACGCACGCCGTTCCGCACCTCGCCGGGGTAGGCGAGGACGGACGGGGGGGTACGTGCGTAAGCGAGTTTATGGTGTCGCGAAGCGAAGAATGCCGTTCAAGAAGAAGGTCCTCGCGATTTCGTCTCGTAAGAAGCTCGACACAATGCTGCCTTACGAACTCGCCTCACCGTTTGATGACACCGGTAATCCCGGTGGCGTCACTTTTACTACCGACTCCCGAATTCATGTGTTTGGATTCGTTGCGACTGCCCGAGCATTATCAGCCAACCTTACGAATCGGGGCGTAGTCTCTGACGCAGCCACTCGTACAGCCACTGATTGTTATATGAAGTCTTACACCGAGCGTATACTCGTACAGCTGGAAATTAACCAGCCTGTTCGATGGCGCAGGGTTTGTTTCACCTGGAAGTCACCTTACTTGGTTACCGCCAGTGACGCCCTTGGCGGAACTGGAGCGGAAGGCCACATGTGGCTCGGCAACAATGATGGGTACCATCGTGTCCTCACTCAGCTATTTCCCTCGTCCGGCGATACGAATGTAATTTGGCAACAATTCCTGGATATCATGTTCAAGGGAGAGTTTAATCGAGATTGGGCTGACATTATCCTGGCACCGCTGGACAAGAGACGTATTAACGTTAAGTCCGATTACACTACTGTCATTCAAAGCAAGAATGACGTAGGTACTGTTCGACAGTACCGCCGGTCATATCGACTCTCGAGTAACCTCACTTACAACGACGAAGAAGAAGGAGGCGGTACCAGAGAGGCTGTGCTCTCTTCGTTGTACAAGAAGAGCATGGGCGATTATTACATTATTGATATGTTTGATCTGGGATTGGGTATTGAAGGTCAGACTGTAAATTTCAACCCTGAGGGTCAGCTACGCTGGACTGAAAAGTAACGAAAGTTTGCAAAACCTCCACAAAAATACAATTCCCTTCTAACCAATGAATGTCTGACATGTTTGTGATGTCCTCTCTCGGGTCTGAGTTGCATAACCATATACAAGGTTTTCCCCAGTTAATCAACTGGGGGTCCCTATATAGCCCTTTAATTTGAAATTGTGATTGTGCCCCTAGCCAATTTTTGAACATAGGAAAGAACTTGATACCCCCAGCAATGTCGTCGAAAACTGCCAGCTCGGCATCATCCGCTCGTATAGCTTCAGCGTAGCTGTATAGACCGCAGAAGTAAAGATGGGCTTTAGGTCTCAAACATCGAGCCCATGTCGTTTTCCCAGTCCTCGTCGGACCATATAGGACCAGACTCATCGGTCTTACTAAGCAATTTAGCAACAGCAACCTCAAGAGTGCCTAAACTCGGGCGAGCGCCGGACCTGTCCGGCTTAATTGCGAGTCCGATAGAGCGAAGCGATCACTTACCTATTTATTCTTGGCTGTTCGGGAGTAGAAAGGAGGCTTCCTCCCACCCAGGAATCCAAGTCAGGCAGATTCTCCAGGTTAAATTGCACTCCCTGTGGAGGTGTGAATTCCACAGGAGCGCGTTTGAATGCCCAATCGGCGTACTTCCGAAGTGACGGATAATTACAGGCAAGAGACTTCGGGCTTCTCTCTCTGATTCGAAGGAAAAAGTCGTGTTCATCTTCAGCATCCAGGATGAAACGCCAATCTGAATCTGTTCCTCTCTTTGTAGGGGCTGGAACCTCACAGTCGGGTAACGGAGCCTCAGCTCCTCCTCCCA